CGAAGCGCCCGCAGGAACCGCGCCCAACGTCTTTCTGCTCCGGGTGAACTCGGCGGGCGTGGTGAGCGCGGTCCAGGTCCCGCTCGGCGGGGGCAAGCCATGACCTACGAGCAGAAGCTCGCCCGCGTCCTTGACCGCATGGGTGGGGTCTATCTGGTCGACGACATCCTGACCGCCATCGACGAAGGCAAGATGCAGAGCTTCGTCGTCAACAATTCCTGGGCGATCACGAAGATCGCCGACTTTCCGAGGGCGCGGCAGTTGGATCTCCTCGCCATGGTTGGCGACCTCGACGACCTCGACCCCCTGCACGACAAAATTCTGAACTACGCTGACGAGGTCAACGCCGGGCTGCTGTCGACCCACGGGCGGATGGGCTGGCTGCGCGAGGGAAGTTTCGAGCGTCTCGGCTGGCGGCTGAAGGCCAAGGGCCACCTCTACCAGAAGGAACTCTAAAGATGGGCAGTTCCGGCTCCAGCAACCAGCAGTCGAACCAGCAGAGCATCAGCCAGACGCAGCTGCCGCCGTGGATCAATCAGGCGGCGCAGCAGAACTATGGGCTGGCCCAGAACATCGCCAACCGGCCGCTCACTCAGTACCAGGGCCAGCAGGTCGCCGACATCGGGCCGCAGACGCAGCAGGCGTGGAATTTGGCCGCGACCAGCGGCGGCGCCGGGGCGGATCAGTACAACGCCTCGCAGGCTGGCTACCTCACGGCGGCGGGAACGCCCGCGACCCAGGTGACGCCGCAGTCGCTCGCCTCGACCAACCTGCAGCCGTACATGGACCCGTTCACGCAGCAGGTCATCGACAAGTCGATGCCCATCTACCAGCAGCAGCTCGGCCTGCAGCAGAACCAGCAGCAGAACGCGGCGAACAGCGCCAACGCCTTCGGCGGCTCGCGGCAGGGCGTACAACAAGGGGTCACGCAGGCTCAGGGCGCCCAGGGCATGGCGCAGATGGCGGCGCAACTGAACCAAGCGAATTTCGGCCAAGCGCAGGCGGCGGCGACCGGCGACATCAGCCGCGACCTTGCGGCGCAGACGAGCAACCAGGGGGCCAATCAGGCTAACATCAATTCCATGATCCAGGCGGCCGGGGGCCTCGGCACGCTCGGCTCCCAGGCGCAGCAGAACCAACGCCAGCAATTCCTGGAACTCAGCACCGCTGGCGCGCAGCAGCAGGCGCAGGCGCAGAGCCAGATCGCGGCCAACATGGGCCAGTTCAATCAGGCGCAGCAATATCTCGGCCAGCAGCTCGGCGTGCTGCAATCGGCGCTCGGCATGACGCCCTACGGCTCGACGACGATGGGCTCCTCGACGGGCCAGCAGCAGACGACGACGACCCCGTCGCTGATGGCCGATGTCACGGGCGGCCTGCAGGCGCTCGGCAGCATGGCTGGCGCGGGCGGGCCGCTCTCGTTTCTCAGCCAGTCAGACCGGCACCTCAAGACCGACATCGTCAAGACCGGCGTCCACCCGCCGACCGGCCTGCCGATGTACTCGTACAGGTACAAGGGCGACCCGAAGTCGTACCCAAAGGTCGTCGGGCCGATGGCTGAGGACGCGATGCAGGTCGCGCCGCACGCGGTCAGGACGATGGGCGTGCATCAGCCCACCGGGCAGGCGATCCATGGCGTCGACATGGGCGCGCTCAATGCGGCCGGGCCTCCGGCGCTGCCTCCTGGCGGCCCTGCAATGCGTCCGCAGCGCATGCCGGGCGCGGGCTTCTCGCCGCCGGGCGCGCTCGCTGCGAGCGCGCCGATGGGGCTGACCGGCCCGATGGGGGCCAGCATGAGGCCGCCAAAGATGAGGCCTCAGGCGCGCATGGCGCGCGTCGCGGGAGGCCTGCGTGGCTGACTTCAGCGACCTCAACCCGGCCTTCGCGTCGAAGCTTGCTCAGCTCCGCGCCGCGCTGACCGCTCAGGGCATCCAGAACAGTCTCGTATCGGGCTACCGTTCGCCCGAATATCAGGGGCAGATGTACGCCAATCATCAGGCGAAGGTCGCAGGGCAACCGCTGCCTTACCCGAATGTCGAAGCGCCCAACGTCGTTGCGCCACCCTGGCGCTCGTTCCACAACTACGGCATCGCCACCGACTTCCAGCTCGGCAACGACGCCGACTATCCGCGTCTCCAATCGATGGCGCCGCAGTACGGCCTGACCGGCATCGGCATGAGCGACAAGGGCCACATTCAACTGGGGGGCGACCTCGCCAGCGACATCGCCCAGTACCATCTCGCCAATTGGCGGCCGGAGAGCATGCCCGCGCCCGCGACCGGCGCCATCGCCTACACGGGGGCGACGGCTGCTCCTTCCCGCGTCGCCACGACGGCGCCGGGGACTTCGCTCAACTCATCGCCGATGGATCTCGTCGCCACCCTTGAGAGCGGCAACAAGAACATCCCCCAGGCGATCAAGGACAAGAACAGCGCGGCCGGGACCCCGGCGGGCGGCTTCTTCCAGATCATCGACCCGACTTGGCAGACCTATGCGAAGGCGGCCGGAGTTGATCTGAACCAGTACCCCACCGCGATGAGCGCCCCGCGCAACATCCAGGCCCAGGTGGCGAGCGCGATCCCGGTCAATCAGTGGGGGGCGAACACCGTCAATGCGCTCAAGTCCAAATATCCGGGGCTCGATACCTCCCAGACCCTCGGCCAATGGCAGTCGCAGGCGATCAATCCCTCAGGAGCCCCTACGGCGGCCCCTGGAGCCCCTGCGGCTGTCGCGGCTACCCCAGCAACCGGAACGACCCTGCCGGGCTTCCAACCCGGCTCCCCGGCTAACACGATGGCCCAGAACGCGCTGAAGAAGCTCGGCGGCGGCGGGACCGGGGACGCGTCGCCGGAGCCGATGCGCTTGCAGCAGGCCCAACCGGCGCAGGCCATGGGCGGGCCGATGATGATGGGGCCCGGCGGGCAGAACTTCCAGGGCCGCACAGCAGCCGCCCAGGACCTCGCCCAGCGGGGCTTCTCGATGCAGCCGCAGCTCGCCTCCTACTATGGCGCGCTCGGCGCCACCCGCCCGGCGGTCGCGCCCATGACGCCCGGCCAAGCGACCGGCATTCCCGGCCTGCCGGGGACGACGCTTAACTCGCCATCTCAATTACAGATGGCGATGATGTCGGGGCAGATCTCGCCCTATGACTATTACGCCAACGCCGGAACCGGCGGCGGCGGCTTCGGGAGTACGTGACCCATGGCCCAGGATCTCGCGGCGCTCACCAACACCTGGATGGTCAATCCGACGATGTTCGACCCGTCGCAGGCGTCGAACCAGTTCTCGAACTACAACGGCGCGGCCCTGCCCTGGCCGCCGACGTACAACGGCGCTCCGGTCAACGCCGCGACGGGGAGGCCGATCCAATCGTTCCAGCAATGGCAGCAGCAGAACCCCGGCGGCATGTCGATCAACGCCACCCCCGCGCAGCCGCCGCAGGCCCCCGCCGCCTCTAATCCGTTCGCCAACGTTCCGAACATTCAAGGCCAAAACGCCCCGGCCACTGAACCAAGGGGTGGTTTAAATATTGCTGATTGGCAAGCTCTGTCGCCCGCACAAAGAAGCTCCGCTATGGGGCCCATGGGCCAGTATCAAGCTGGCCTCTCGATGATGCCGTCGGGCAATAATTTCGTCGCTTCCGGCAGCAATCCAAGCGGCGGCAATCCGCAGGCCTCGAATGCGCTGGCTTGGATGAACTCCGGCCTCCAGGGCTACAACCAGATGCAGCAGGGCGGAGCGCCGCCCCAGGCCGGGCAGCAGGGCGGCGGGGCAGGCGCGCCGCCCAACAATTGGCAGCAAGCGATCAATTCACTGGCAAATCCGGGCAATCCGGTGACGCAGGGCGCGACCGTGCCGCAAGTGACAGGCTATCAACCGGCGGGCGGCGTGAATAACGCCTTTCTCCAGGCGGCGGGCCAAGGCCAGGGCATGAGCACGAATTTTCTGAACGCCTTGAGGCAGATCCAGAACAGGCCTCAACAATGAGGGCCGAACCTTGTGGGCTCGGCCCTCCCTTGCGTTGCCGGGCGAAGCCCCGCGCCGCCAAGCCATGCCATGCCAGACCTTGCCTAACCATGGCCAGCCATGCCTGGACCCACGCAACCGCGATGGCCCAGGCGCATCGTGCCTCTTTCGCTTTGGCTTGTCAACAAATGAGGAAAGACAGCTAAGTGCCTGGAATTGCTGACCTTCTCTACCTCGGTCAACCCGATCCGGCTCGGCAACTTGCGCAGATGCTCTCTGGGCAGCAGCCCCCAGGAACGCCGCCTGGGCAAGGCCCAACTCCCCCCCCAGGGCAAGGCCCGGCTCCCGCTGCCGATCCCAACGCGCCGCCGCCCAAGAACCCCGCGCCCGGCGACCCAGCGCCGCCGAACTCGCCGCCGGTCCCGACCGCGCTCCAGTCGACGCCCGACATGAACGCGAGTTACCAGCAGCTCGCCAACCCGCCTTCGATCCTCTCGCTCTACATCCAGATGCAGCAGCGGCAGCAGGCGATGCAGGGGATCAATAGCGGCCTCGCGCTGATCGCCGCCAACCACAGCCCGCCCAGCATGCGCGAAAGCATCATGCAGTCCCTGACCGGCGGCGGCCAAGATGCAGGCCAGCAGGTGGGCAACTTAATGCAGCTCTACAACGCCCAGACCCAGATGGGCGCCCAGCAGCAGTTGCTCGCGCAGGCGCCTCAGATCGCGCAGAAGCTCAACATGCCGGAAGCCGTCGTGCGCGCGGAAATCCTCGCCGGTCGCGGCCCCGACCTCGTCCGCACGTTGGAGCCGACGAACGAGCAGCGCAATGTACAGTGGGAACACGATCAATTCATCAAGGGCGGCGGGGACGAAGCGACATGGCAGCGCGACTACCTGCCGATGATCATCTCGCGCGGCATGCCGGGCGCCAACGACCCGATGTGGCAAGTCTACCGGACGGAGCGGCAGCACGCGCTCGACCAGGATCCGAACAACCCCTTCCCGAACTACGCCGACTGGACGGCGCAGCGGCAGGCGACTGCCAATGCGGACCTGCAAAAGAAACAGGCGCAGACCCAATCGATCAAGGACCGGCCAGCCTACGACGCCTCGTTGATGGACTTGCGCACGCGCGCCTCGGCAGTCCTCGACGACGCCAACCAGAAAGACCTGGACGCCATCTCCAAGTTGCCGTCGGACGCGATCAACGCCGTGCTTGAGCCGGGGAAGGCCTCAGACCTCGCGCAGTTCCTCGCGAGCAAGGGGCTCCCCGGCCTGACAGCCGCGCAGATCGATCTGGTCCGCAGCCTGCATGAACTCTCGCAGTCGAGCGTGCATGACTTGGCGGCGTCGAACCCCAACCGCGCGCAGGACCTCGTATCCATCGGGCAGAACCTCGCCGGGCTGGGCCGGTTCGATGTCGGCGTGGAGGGGCTGAAAAAAAACGCCAAGACCTTCGTCGGCAACATCGACAAGGCGCGCGGCAATGCGTGGGGCGCGACCGGGGACCTCGCCAACATGCCCGACGAGCTGCGAATGAGCATGGACCCGTCCTACGGCTGGGGCGGGTCGAACTTCAGCGGCACAGGGACGGCGATGACCAAGGCCGAGATTGCCGACGCTCAGGACGATATGAAAAGTGAGGCGAAGAAAGATGTCGTTCGGTACTGGAGAGCCAAGGGCAAAATCACAACCCCGATTGAGTGACGGCGATGGGCGAACTCAACAAACTTAAGCAGAAGCAGGACGCGGCGCCTGCTGTGACGCCCCCGGTCAAGACGGAGGCCGCGCCGCCCCCGCCGCTCAAGACCGATGCGCCAGCCGCAGCTCCGACTGGCCGCCTGAACCCGCTGGGCGGGATGATCCACCCGCTGATGCAAATCGTCTCGGCGATCAAGAGCAGTCCCGATCCATCGTTGCAGGACGTGGCGCAGGAGGGCAAGGACATCCCGCGTTCTTTCGCCAACTGGGCGACCATGGGCGGGGCGGACCCGATCATGGCGCAGATCGGCCAGCGTGAACCGCCAGGGACGCCATCATGGGCGCAGATCAATCCCGACGTTCAGGCGCAGCGCGCCGAGACGGCGGCGGCGCGCGAGCGGCTCGGATACTTCGACAAGGCCGCTGTCGCGCCCTTGGGGATTTACGCGGCGACCCGGCTCGGCGCTCCCCTTGAGGCCGCATCGCCATTCGCCGCCCCTCTCGTCCAGATGGGAGGTTATCGAACTGGAGAGAGCCTGATCGGCGGCGAGCGCGATCCGTTGAAGGTCGCCTTGGCCACCGCAAAGGGCGTCGGCGAGGGGCTGATCCCGGCCTCGATTGGCAAGTTCGTCGCAGGCCCGCTGGCGAAGCTGTACGGGCAGACGAAGTACGGTTCCGACACGACGGAGAGCATTGCCGCTCAGGCCAAGCAGGACGCCCAGGCGGCCCAGGACGCCGCGACCGGAAACGCTCAATCCGCCCAGGCGCAGGCCGACGCCGCCAAGGACTTCCTCGGCAAGGTTCCGCTGTCGCGCAACGACATCGGCTTCAGCTACACCAAGGGACCCCTCTCCGACACGCCAAACCCGACTTACTCTCAGCTCCAGGCCGAACTCGACAACATCGCGCAGATGGAGCCGAAGGATGATCCAGGGGGCGTCGGCCCGTTCCTGAGCCGCAGGCTCAGTCAGGCGATGGGGGGAACGCCCGAAGCGCAGGCCGCGAAGTCAGCGGCGGATGAGGCGGCGGCGCGGGCCGCCACGGCGGCCACGAACGCTGCGCCGGGGGCCGATCCGGCAGTGGCGGCGGCGCAGCAGCGAGCGGTCAGCGCCCAGCAGCTCGCCGACTGGAACTGGCAGTCAAAGGTCAAGGGCATGGACGTGCCGGGGCAAGCCCTGGACGTGCTGAAGAACAACTCCAACCTGCCGCAGGCTGCACGCGACGCCTATACGGGCATCGCCAACTCGGCGGTTGGCGGCGCTCCGTCGTCGTTGCAGGAGCTGATCTTCGGCTCGCTGGGCAGTCAGGCTGGGAGGTTGGCGGAAAAGGTCGTCCCGCTCCCAATGATGCGCGAGATGGGGCAATGGCTGGGGAGCAGGGCTGCGGGGATGGGCGGCGGGAGCGGCACTCAGCAGTCGATCCTCAACGCCTACCCGGCGCTCGTCCCAGGCGCGCAACCGGGCGCGCTCCAGGGCCAGCTCATGTCCGATCAGGCGCGGCAGGCGCTCAACCAGTTCATGGGCCTGGGCGCTCAATTCTACTGAACGGCGCGACGGGAACCTGCAATCTCCCGCGCCACTGTCCGCCGCCATTGCCACCTTCGCCAGAGGCCGTGCAATGACATTGCCCATCCGAACACCACCAACCCCACTATCATGATCGTTAACATCGCTTAACCTTTCGTTGGGCTTGATCAGTTGTTGTCACGGGGCTAACTTATCACGGCGCAGCCCGACAGGGCGGCGCAAGGCAAGGCGGGGCTCGGCGAGGCCTAGCGTGGCGGGGCAATGCATGGCGAGGCCCGGCACTGCGAGGCACTGCTGGCTCGGCACGGCGAGGGCGGCGGCTTCGGCCGCCGCTTTTCGTTCGAGCTTGATCAGCTGATCGCGCTCGCGTTTGTTGAGGGCGTGGGGGCGGCGCTGGAGCTGGGCCAGGAGCGCCGCTTCGGCTTCGGTCAGAGCCCGGCTCGCGCCAGGGACTGCGTCGGTGGGCCACTGACCGGCGGCGATCAGGCGACGGCGATATTCTCCGGTCGCGGGCATTGGGCGGTTCTGCGCGTTCATCCGAGCGCCCCCACCTTCGCCGGGTGTGGGTCAACAGGGGGCCAAGCCCCCGCCACCAGCGCCCCAAACACGATGAGCGCGATCACAAGCACAAGCCATTTCATCCGAGCGCCCCCACCTTTGCCGCCACGCGCAGCAGCAGCCACAGGGCAGGCGCTCCCATAACAACCAGCACGCCGTAAAGGCCGCCGACCATCCAGGTGAGCAGGTTGACCCTTCCGTCCAGCCGCACCAACTTCGTTTCAACGCCTGCCAGCCGGTCCTCATAGCTGGCGACCTCCTCGGAGGCCTTGTCGGCCTTGTCGGGGCTCGCGCCCGCTTCCAGCAGCGCCTCGCGCAGCGCGCCTAATTGCAGAGCCATCAGGCGTTCTCCCATTCCGGCGTCCAGCTCTTCGGTGCGCGCCAACGGTGACCGGCGGGCGTGACGCGGTAGCATTCGCGCGTGCCGCGATCCTCGACAATCACGCTCTTGCTGTGGCTGCGCGCAATGGACCGCGCAGTGTTGATCGTCTCGTCGCATACGCGCTGGCTTTGCACGCCGTCGGTCGCGACCATGGCGCTGTCCAGCCAGTAGATGGTGCTGTAGCTCATTTGACTTCCCTTACCAGAGGCGCGATGTCCTTGGGCCAACATATAACACCCCGCGCGCGTAGCGCCATGTTAATGCGGGCCAAAGATCTGCACTCCTGAGCCAAACCTGAGCCAAAAGGTGCGGGATGGGCGCAGAAAAGGGTTAATGTTTTCAGGAGGGGTCGGTGCGGGCGTTTTTCGCCTAAGCCCTTGTATTTGCTCGATGGCCGTATTTTTTATTTAAAGCCGCCGCCAAAAAATAGTGAAAACAATTCAACAGGTTAGACGTGCCTTTCCCGCACCCAAAAGTCGGTGCGGGAATAAAACTTCCTCATCAATGGAGGGTTAAATGCCAAACGCCTGCTTGAAACAGTCGCCCAAACGTTTGAAATCGTGCAGGGATAGTTTGCGGCGAAGATCTGGCGGCAGGGTTCCATACCACGTGTCCCAGCTATCGTTCATGGTTCGGTATTTGACTAAGCTCTCGCCGCCCGCGCCCATCTGCTCCCGTATCTGACTGTCATCCAGGGGCTCCCCAGCAATGGCTTTGGGCCACTCAGTCGGCCCTACTTTTGTCTCTTCGCTCATGCTCCGGCTCTCCTCAAAAGGCGATCCTCACAGCGTCCTTCATCAAGCGGCGTGGTTCAAGAGGTGGATAAAATAAAATTTTCGCTGCATTTGGTCATGAGGGCATGGTAAATCCTGTTCTCACATTGTTCCAACCGGGGTCATCCATGAAAGCCATCCTTCTCGCCGGGGCGCTCGCGCTGGCCGTCGGCTCGACCGCCACCCACGCCGCCCAGATCAACGTCGAGAACATCGGCGCAGTCTTCAACCAAAGCTTGGCGCTGCCCGCCCAGGACACGCCCGGTTCAGGCATCGCGTTCGAGGAGTTTTTCGAGTTCACGCTGCCGGTCGCGGAACTCGTCACGCTGTCCGTGTCCGACAGCGCCATCGGCGCCCAGCGCATCGTCGGCGGCCTGCTCTCGCTCAACACCCAAACCGGGACCGCACCCGTGTCCCCGTTCGAGCCGCTCGGCGCGCTGATCGAGAGTTCGGCGCTGATCAACTTTCTCGGCGGGCAAGCCGCGACCGTGACGCCTGACGTGCTGGCGGCGGGGAGCTACTTCGCCGAGGTCAGCGGGATCAGCGGCGGCTCGCCGATCCACATCGCGATTGACGGCACGATCACGGCGGTGACGACGCCGGAGCCCGCGACCTGGGCAATGCTGCTGATCGGCTTCGCCTGTCTGGCGTGGACGGGCGTCAGGCGGGGCAAGAGCGCGCGGTACGCGCTCTAAAAGAAGGGGGCCCCTGAGGCCCCCTTCTTCGTTCAGGCTGCGTGGTTGAGCAGGTGGATGTCCCGCTCGGCCGACCGCCTGTGGCTGGCGGTCTTGGTGTACCGTTCCGCCATCGGCAGCGACCAGCCGTAGATGCACTGGAGCGTGGCCGTGGTGGCGCCGCGCGCGGCCAACCGGGTGGCGCCCGCGTGCCGCAGCCCGTGCGGCGTGCAATCCGGCACCCCAGCCTGATCGCAGGCGTCGCGGAACCAGCGGCCGAAGGTCGACACTTGGAGCGGCGTGCGCTCGTCGCTGACGAGGAACGTCAGGTCGCCTGTCGGGCCAGCGGCGATGGCCTCGCTCAGAACGTCGAGGACCGGCACCTCGGAGGCCTTGCCCGTCTTGCCCGCATGGATCGTCAGCCAGCCGTCCTTGATGTGCTGGCGGCCGAGGCGGACGATGTCGCCGCTGCGCTGCCCGCTGTAGAGCAGGAGCGCGTAGGCGAGCCGCTCGCGTGTGCCGAGCGGATAGGTCGCCTCAAAGCGCATCATCTCCTCGTCGCTCCAGACGTGGTTGGTGCCGCCCTGATACTTGATCGCCTTCACGCCCAGGCACGGGTTGGTGCGCAGGAGCTTCTTGATCTCGACGGCCCAGTTGAACAGGACGCGCAGGATGGCGACCGCGCCATTGGCCATGGCGACCTTGCCGGTCGCCGCGATCTGGTCGCGCAGCACCCTGATGTCGCTGTCGGCCAGCTCGCGGAACGGCTGCGAGCCGTGGCCATTGTTCACGATCCGCCGGAGGACGTTGCGACGCGCCTTCTGGGTGGGCAGCTCCTTCTGCAGGTGAGCGGGCGAGGCGAGGAATTGGTCGACCAGCCAGCCGAACGAGTTCGGATCGGTGTGCGCCAGCGTCGTCTTGCCAACGGGCGCATCGCCGCCGCCTCTGGCGGCCTTCAGCGCGGCGTTGAACTCCGGCGAGCCAAAGACGCCATGGATGCGGGTGCGCGGGCCCTGGCCTTCGCGGTAGTACCAGACACGGGTCCCGTGCCGGTTCAACTCGGAGCAAAGCCCCTTCTCTCTACGTCTCGGCATAATCGATCCCTTACCAGCTCAATTTCGGTTTTCCTCCGCTTCCTAAATCCGGTGCGGGAGGTTGGCCCAGCGCCAACTTCTCCAAATAATTATCGTCCAATATGATTGCAATAGCCCCGTCGCCGATCTCCACACGCACGACCTTCGCGCCCATCCGCTTGGCCGCCTTCAGGGCGCGGATGTAGTCCTCCATCAGGGGGCCGTTGTGCTTAGTGGGCATGGGCGTATCCAAGCAGCTCCAGCCGGGCGCGCGTCAATTCATCGGCTTCGCCGCCGTCGAGATCGGCCTGGGCGAGGCTGGGAAGGGGGATTTCTGGCCTGTCAAGGGACAATACATGGTGCAGACCAATGCGAGTATTGTCCCTAATCGCGCCGCACCGCTGCGGCCAGGGGTAATGCCAGACCGAATAGCAGTGGGCCTCGACGGGCGTCGAGGCCAAGAGCAGGGCGAGCGCGGTCCACCTCATCTGTGCGGCTCCTGCTTGACGCCGTAGCGCCGGGCGATCTGGGTCGGCCCGCCGTCGATGGGGCGGTGCTTCCCTTCCAGGCGCTTGGTCTTGGAGATCTCGCGCACGTCGCGGCGGGTCTTCTTGTCGTGGCAGGCCAAGCACAGGAGCTTGCCGTCGTCGGCGGTGAGCGGGGCCCGGTTGTCGTTGGCGGGCTGCACGCCTTCGGGGACGCAATGGTCGATCTCGAAATCGGCCCGCGTCGGGCATTCGGCGCCGCACTGCTCGCACCACTTCCGGCCGGTCATGTCGGTGGCGCGGCGCTCGATGGCGCGCTTCGAGGCCGCCGAGAACGAGATGCGGATCATGCCGCCCCCTGGAATTGTAGGAGCCGCTCAGGCTCGACGCCGATCAGGTTCGAGATCCAGCCCAGGATGGCGTCCTTGCTGGCCTGGAACTCGGCCTTGTCCATGCGGTCGCGGCCATGCGTGCGCTGGCTGCGCGCCTTGCGCACCTCCACCGTCTGCCCGCGCACCACCACATACGCGAACTCGTCCTCGCCCTTCACATAGGCCGCGACCCGCAGCGCCGCCGCTTTGTTCCCGGCGTCGATGATCGTCTCGCGGTACCAGCCGGTGGCGATCAAGGCGGCTTTGCGCAAATGTCCCGGTGAGGGAAATCGCTCGGTCAGCTCGTCGTTGAGATTTTCCCACCCGTTCATGATGAAGGCGAACTCATGCCGGTGGCTCACCCAGCTCCGCTCGCTGACCTCATCGAGCCAGTAGCGTTGGCCGATCACGTACGCCTTGTCGGCGAGCTTGGGCTTCGTCGGGACCATCACTTCGCCGTTCCACATGAAACTTTGCATGGGCGTCAGCCGGGGTTAGCGGGGTTGACGCGGCTCATGAGGGCAGAACCCCATGAGCCGCGCGCCTCGCCAGCATTGCCGCGCCCAGCCTAGCTCGGCCGCGCACAGCGTCGCCTCGCCAGGACAGGGATCGCCCGTCCCGGCCTCGCCTTGCCAGCCCGCCGAGCCGGGCATCGCCATGCCGAGCGATGCTGTGCCCTGCCGAGCCAGCCAAGCAGGGCCAAGCCTCGCCTGAACGCGCCTCGCCCCGCCTTGCATTGCCATGCCAGCCGTGCCCAGACCGGCCCCGCCACGCGATGCTCTGCGTTGCCGAGCCGAGCATAGCCGAGCCGCGCCAGCCTCGCCCCGCATAGGCACGCCGTGCCCTGCCGTGCGTTGCTCCGCAGGGCCGAGCCCCGCCGGGCGACGCAACGCCAAGCCAGCCGTGCCATGCCAAGCCCTGCCGAGCGATGCTGTGCCCTGCCGAGCCAGCCGCGCCGTGCCGAGCCTTGCGCTGCCATGCCCCGCCAGCCTCGCCCGGCCGTGCCAGTCCAAGCCTAGCCTGGACCCGCCATTCCTGGCCGCGCCGAGCCAGCCATGCCAAGCCAGCCATGCCGCGCAGGGACACGCTTCGCCACGCCGGGCTGGGCCATGCAATGCCAGCCTCGCCGGGCCTAGACCGGCCTCGCATTGCGCGGCCGAGCCGTGCCTTGCCAACGCGCCTTTCACGGGCGCGCTTCTTCCCCGCCGCGAGGTCTTGCGACCCGGCGGCGAAGCTCGCGTTGAGCTGGCAGAACCAGCTCAACGATGTCTCGCAACTCACGATAGCGCGCGGTCCAGGCGTCGAGGTCGCGCTGCGCTTGCGCCAGGAGGCGCTCGCGCAGATCGCGGCTGCTCAGCACGTCTCGGATCGCGCGATAGCCGACGCCGTCGTCGCTCCGAATGCTCAAGAAAGCCGGGCGAGGCTTCGGGTCATTGTCCTCGATGACGCGGATGGAGCGGATCAAGGCTCGCGCCTGATCCACCCGATGCGCCTCGGCGGCCTTCCTGTCGTCCCACTCGAAATATCGATGGAGCGGGCTCTTTTCGTCGCGGGCATCCGCAACGACGGCTTGCGGGTGCAGCTCGCCACCGTTCTCAAGCCGGATCGTTTCGAGCGCCTCACCAATCGCCTGCGGGCTAGCGCGCTTGGCCCGGCCTGGGACCGCGCCGTCGAATGCGTACGTCGTCATTTTATTCCGCCGCCTCCAGCATCACAGTCTCAGGAACAGGCATCGGGCCCTCGCCCTTGGCGAAGCGCGTCCAGGCCTCCTCCTCCTCTGCGGTGGAGAGGTGGAACGAGCCGAACACGCCCCGCTTCTCGTTGCGCCAGTCGCACAGGCCGCACGCGCGCCCGGCCTCGTCGAACAGGAAGGCGAGACTTTCAGCCGGGACCTGCGTCGGATTGAACCGGCCGGTGATCCTGGCCGCCCACGGGAAGAACTGGGCGCGGTAGGCGAGCGTCGAGGTCTTGTTCAGCCCCGCGCCGACGCGCACCATGTCCTCGCGCATCTCCGGCTTCGCCCCATAGATGCGGGTCAGCGGCATGTCGCACACGGCGGTCGCCAGCGCGGGCCTCACCTTGTACATCGCGCAATCGAGCCAGACGTTGGACAGGATCGAGGTCTTGCTGATGCCCTTGTCCTGGTGCGCCGCCGACATCAGCGCGAGCTTGGCCGCTGTGGTCGGGAACGCATAGACGCCATCGCGGATCTCGTAGAGGGAGTTCCGAAAATCCTCTTCGGGGTCGCGCGCTTGGCGCCCGGCGGCCTTGACCGCCTTGACTTGCTTTCTCAGCATGTCGAGCCTCGCCTTCTCAGACCAACTGTGCGTGATCAACGGCGTGTCGCCGACGATCCACACGTCGAACCTGCTGAACGTGCTTTTGCCCTCGATCAGCGCCCGCAAGCTGACGACGTTGTCACTCTTCTCGCCGTCCGATAGACTGTGTTTTTGTTTAGCCATGTTCTCTCTCCTGTTGAGAGCCGGGGGCCTCACACCCCCGGCTCTTTCTGCGCCAGCATCGCCGAGCCAAGCCGCACCCGACCCTGCCGAGCCATGCCTTGCCTCCCTCACGCCGCCATTGCGTAGCGGCGTGAAAGTTCTGTGACCTTTCGGTCAACCTCCTTGATGAACGTCGCGATCTCGCGCTCCAGCTCGGCGATGAGCGTTTGGTCGCGATGGACGCGCTTGATCCACATCTGCATCGGGCCGGGAAAGTCGCTGTTGAACGACACGAAGTCGCACCACTTGCGGCCGGTGCAGGCCATCTGCCACGCCATTTGCACGCAGTAGTCGCTGCTGATCTGCCCGTTGAGCAGCAGATCGAGATGCGCTGCGGGCTGAGGGCATTTGACTTCAACCAAGCCGTCGAGGCCGATCAGGCCGTCTGGCGAGCAGTGCGTTCCCTTGATGGATGGGTGCGGAACGAGAGCCACCTCCTCGACCTCGACGCCCTTGACGACGGAGTAGGTCATGCGCGCGTCAGGCTCGCGCGCGGTCCCCTGCAGCATGGCCGCGCTCTTGTAGATTTCGACCGGCGTGTCCGTCAGGCGTTCGAGGACCTTTTCCGCCATCAGGCTCTCGCGATCCGCGCTGAAGCCGCCCGACTTGATGCGGCGCACGACGCGCGGCGCGTCGGATGCGCCCACCGATCCGCAGCGCGCTTGGCGCCACTCGTCAGTTCCCTGGAGCATTCTTGCGCGCCTTCTGCTCGGCCTTGGCGAGATCGAGGACCTGCTTCGTCCGCGTGAACTGATCGACGTTCATATCGACGACGCTCTCGACGCCGATGAGCTTCAGCAGCGTGACTTGGCTGCGACCGCTCTCGTCGATGAGGCGCTGCAGCTCGTTCGCCTGATCGACTGTGATCCTGGGCGACGAGCCGCCCGCGCCGCGCCCGTCGTCGTCGACAGCGGCGGCGAGGCCGATGGCCGCGCGCAATCCATATCTCTGCAAGTAAGTCAACGTGCTGCCCAGCGCCTGCACCGTCGACATGCCGGTGTTGCCAGGATCGACCTTGCTTTCGAGCTTGACGCGGTCGCTGTAGCCGTCGGCGTGAGAGACGATGCAGGTGACCCGCGCCATGTCGCCCTGCTGCTCGATGCTGAAGCGGTAGCTCAGGCCATGCGCGGCGAACACCGGGTCGACGACGCGGGCGACATCGGCGAAGCTTTCGTACTTGTACTTGGTGCGCGCCGCGCCCGGCTTGTTGCTCTGGAAGTCGACATCGCGCGTCTTCAGGACCGGCGCGAGCTGCCCCTTGGCGAGGCTCATCGCGAGGTTGAAGGCGCGCTCGGCGGCTCGGTCCTCCTCCTGGCGACGCGCGCTCAGGAGCCGGTCGAACACTTCGATGTTGAGCTGCGGATTGGTGGCCAGCCGCTCGATCATGACGAGCAGGCCGCCGCCCCCGGAGGCGGCAGTGGGGGTCACTGGGTGTTCCGGGGGCGGCGCAGCGACCGACTGGTAAGGGACCCCGGTCGCTGCTTCAGTATCGCTCATATCGGGGCTCCTGGAAAGCCTAAGGTTGTCCCCGCGCCATCAGCTCGTCAACGTTTAACAGTGCGAATACTTGTGGATGAAGTAGTGTTAAACGTCTAACAACCTAGTTAAACGTCTAACAGCTCAAGTTGGCCCCGGCGTTACACATCAGGCGTTTAACGTGGATTGTGTTAGACGTTTAACAACGTGGGCGTTGCTTGTGGATGACGAAAATATTGGCTTGACGAAAGAAGAAGCCCAGCGCCATCTATGCGCATGGCCCGCCCTCATAAACGCCCGTCGGAACAGCCGCCGCTCGTCGAGCTGATGCGGCTGCGTCAGGCGCTCTACCCAAAGATGATGCAAAAGGACTTCGCCCAGCAGCTCGGCATCACCCGGTTGCACATGACCGCGATTGAGATGGGCCGCCGCAGGGCGTCGCTCAAGCTGGCTTTGCGCTGGATGACGCTGCTGGGGCCGGAGGCGCGGCTGGACATGTTCGGCGAGCTGCCGATGGTCAAGGAACACATCCGCGCTTTCAAGCAGCTGCAAAAACTCTCGCCTGAATTTTTCAAAGCAGCCTGAGGGGCGTGGCGATGGCGCGAAAGCGGAAAATTTTTGCGCCGTCCGAAGACGCCATCACCGCCGCCGTCGTCACGTACGAGCGTCTTCGCGAGCTTTTGCATTACGATCCGGAGACTGGGTTTTTCACACGGAAATCCGGCCGTGGCGGCCGTGCGCAGGGCAGCGTGTCAGGGTGCAAACCAAATAGCGATTTTGGGTATGTCTTAATTGGTGTCGATGGCGGGCTGTATCTCGCGCACTGCTTGGCCTTCATTTTTATGACCGGCGTCTGTCCATCCGAGGACATTGATCACATCAATGGCGTCAAGGACGACAATCGGTGGATTAATCTCCGCGCCGCCACCCGCTCTCAGAACAATGCAAACAGCCGTCTGAGGAAGGACAACACCAGCGGGCTTAAGGGCGTTTACTTTAGTCAAGAGCGCCGCCGGTGGGTCGCGCAGATCGGTGTTAACGGCAGGCAAACCCATCTTGGGAGATTTGCAACGCGCGAAGCGGCCCATGCCGCTTATACGGCGGCAGCGCATCGCTATTTCGGCGACTTTGCGAGGTTGGCATGAAAACGCCTCGCAAAGGACCCTTGGAAAAAGAGATCCAAGCTGCAATTCTTCAGCATTGGCGGCTGTTGGGCGTCCCAGGCTCCTTGGTCGCCGCGATCCCAAACGCCAATTGCCACGGCCAACCGGGCGTGACGCCGGGCCTCCCTGACCTTCTGGTGATGTCCCCGCAGTTGGGAGGGCTCACCGCATACATCGAAGTGAAGGCCGAGGGCGGACGGCCTTCGAAGGCGCAGCTCGCCATGCGTGACTTCATGCGCAAGCGCGGCACTCCATACCGACTAACTTATGGCCGCGACGAGCCGATTGCGCAGCTCGAAGCGTGGGGCGCCATCAGACCGCAGGTGAGGGCCGCCGCATGAGCCTCTTCGCCGTGCCGGTCGACGCGCTGCCCGGTCAATGGGTCAAGCTCGGATTTTCGGAGCTGCTGATCGGCGCTGTCGTCGGCTGTCTGCGCCAGATCGAGGCCGTTGTGCGTGGTCGCCCCGATCAGCATGGGTTCGAGGGCGACGGTTGGGGCGCTCATATCGAGGGCGCGCTCGCAGAGATGGCGGCGGCTAAAGCGGTCAACGCCTATTGGGACGCGCCGGTCAACACTTTCAAGGACCCGGCCCGTGGCGACGTTGGTCCCTACGAGGTTCGGCGCCGCTCGCGCCAGGATTACGAGGTTCTCATCCGGCGCGGCGACGCCGACAGCAAGGTTCATATCGCCGTGTTCGGCTGCGCTCCTCGCTTCCGGGTCGCCGGTTGGCTGTTCGGGTTTGAGGCCAAGCAGGACAAATGGTTGCAGGGGCATGCTGACCGCGATCCCGCTTGGTTCATGCCGCAGGGCGAATTGCGCGGCCTCGACATGCTCCCGCGCGCGGCCGAAATCGAAGAGATGCGCCGACAGGTCCAGCAGGATGAGATGATGGAGTTCGCCAGGGAGACGCTGAAGTAAGAACCTGGGCGGCGCATTTGGCCGAACACCGCCCAGGCCCAGGTTGTGAGGAGTAGTCGACCTCTTCCCAGCCTTTAACAGAAGATCATCACAACTCCAAGACGCGAGTTTGGAGAACGGGAAGGCTTGCGCGCGATGCTGC